ACAGGAATATTGATGTCACGGATGTTAAGCCATACCTTTTCAGGGCTGAGTTTCTCTTGAAGGGTTGGCTTTTCGAGTCGATTTCAGGAGTATTCTAGTCATGGTGATGAAAAATGGTTGATACCTATGGAGTGGACGAAGAGCGATTCTACTATGTCGCCGAAACCGTCTTTGGCACTACGCCAACAAACCCGAGCATGCTGGGCCCGCCCTGCGACGTGATTGACCCAGGGTTTGATCCCAGCCTAATTAAGTTGCGGGGCACCGGAACCTACGACCTGCAGGCGACAAAGAAGGGTCTTCGTAAACCCAGCTTGAAAATCGGCTACATGTTGCCCTCTATAGCGCCGATTGATCTTCTCCAGTGGGCCAAGATGGACCAGGACAAAAGTCTCAGCTGTCAAGTGATTTACTATAAAGGCGTCTTTGCCTCTGCGACGGATATCCTCTCACTGTTGTTCAAGGGCATGCGGATCAGCAAGGTTTCTGTCCAGTGCAGCATTGAGGATGTTGTTAAAGCAGTTATGGAGTTTGAAGGTCAGGACCTTGTGACGGATACCGCTAAGATCACTGGGGCTACGTATACGGACCATGCGGGCGCAGTTGCTTTCCATGAAAGTTATGTCAAGAAGGACACGACCACATTGGAACGCGTGACCGATTGGAAGTTTGACATTGTAAACAACCCGAGAAGAGTGCCTGTCATTCGCACCTCGAGCGGGTATCTTGCGAAGTACATTCCCTTTGGCCATAGAGAGCTTTCCGGAGAGCTTACTCTCGAGTTTGAAAGCAAGGCTGAGATGGATGATTGTCTCGCTGATTCCGAGTTCTCGCTAGAGTTTGGTCTTGGGGGCACGTACAAGGCTGTTTTCAGCTATTGCAAGTGGGATAGTGTGGCTCATTCGAAATGGCTTGAGGACCTAATCTGCGCGAAGGCTCGGTTTGTTGCTAAGGGTCCTGTTGCGATCAGTTAGGAGGTCAGGCATGAAAACTGAAGTCTTAGAAATTGATGACCGGTTCGGGAAAGAGTACCAAGGGCATTATGTATTTCAGGAGATTACATGGGCTAAGAGAAATCGCATCATTCAGAAGTACACCAAGTATAGCAAGGCCAGCGGCGAAGTTGAAAGCAGCGACTTCATTGCAATCCAAGCAGAGACCATCTGGGCTTCACTGAAAGAGCAGCCAGAGAGCAAGCCAATATCTCTTGATAAGTTGCTGGGCGAGGATATCGGGATTCCCATAGAGCTTGGTGAATTATTCTCGAAGGTTGCCAATAGGCTTAATGGCATGAGCCACGAGGATCTCCGTTTTTTACTCTCGCAATTAGACGAGGAAAGCCGCATCCGGCTCTTTCAGAGTTTCGGCTTTGTCAAGTCTTCGGATGGCTCCCAACACAGCTCGCAAGACAGCCAGCAAAAACCATCCAGCAATTTTGTGTCATCTTGAATGTGATGGATCAGATGGCCCTCGAGGAGAAGGAGAAAGCGGAAAGAGAGGCGAAGAAACATGGCCGTTGAAATAACCTGTGATGTGGAAGGTGTTGAAGAGTTCAAGGCTGCTATGCAGAAGTTTGATAGTGGCATGCAGCGTCAGGTCTACCGCTATTTGTGCAGCTGGGCTAGTGATGTTAAGGCTGCAGCGATGCGGAACGCTCCAGTGAGAACTGGCTATCTTAGAAGCTCAATCTATGCCAAGATTAAGGATTGGGTCGCTGAAATAGGAGCTGAGGCTACTTACGCTCTTTTCGTAGAATTGGGAACTAGACGAATGCGAGCGCAACCGTATCTCTATCCGGCCATCCAAGAGTATTTGCCAAGTCTCGAAATGAACATTATTGGCGCCATTGAGCAGGCCAAATCGGAGGCTGGTTTATGAGCTTTCGTGAAATTGCCGTTACAATTCGAGCAGTGAATCGAGCTAGTGCAGAGTTTTCTAGGATTCAGACTGATGCTGAGGCCCTTTCCGTTAAGATAAAAAATGTTGGCCTTGCTATCGCTGGTTTGGGAGCGACTGGAATAGTGATCGGGCATATTGCGCATGAGTTCGGTCTGCTTAATGATGCGCAGGCTAAGGTTTTCAATTCGGCAATGATGGTCGTAACCGTTATGGGCATGTTCATGAATACAAGTATTGGCGTGGCCATCGCTCAGAAGGTTTATGCTACTGCATGTTGGATCGCTACAACTGCTCAAAATGCTTTGAATATTTCATATGCGACATTTCTAGCCCTCACCGGTGTAGGAATCGCGGTTATCGTGGCTGCGGCTGCTGCTATGTGGTATTTCGCAAGTCAAATGAACGCAGCCACTGCCAGTGTTCAAAGTTTCAACGAGGCCACTAGCGAGACGTCCTCCCATGCTCGTAGTATTCAGCGTGCTGGCGAATCAGACCTGTACCGCCAAGGAGTTGAAGGTGCGCCTTGAGCGTTGACATTCCGAAATTGGCCATCGTTCTCGGTTCTGTTACGCCTCCTCAAGGCGATGTCATTGAGGCTAGAGTACATTTAGGAGCCACGAAGGAGGTCAGCAGTTGGGAACTGCTTCTCCAGAATTGGGATAAAAAGTACAGCCCTGGCGGAACCTACCCGATTATTGTCGGTCAAGATGGCTATATCTGCATTGGTAGAGGTGTGAATGTTCCACAGATCATTACTACGAGGACCGAGAGCATCAAATATGAATCGGGTCCTAGCGAGAATTATCTACGTGTGAGCGGTCGATGTTGGGGCGAGAAGCTTTTCAGAAGAGTCGTTTCCAAGACGTATAGTAGCCAGAAGGGCGAAGCCATTGTTAAGGATTTACTTGATTATTTTGCTGGTTTAAGTCACGTTAGAAATTCCACGGAACTTGTGGAAACCACAGATACTACATTCACTTTGCTTGAGTATGAAAACACGCCTGTCTGGGATATTCTTCGGTTTATTGCTGGGTCCGCTGACAAAGCTGGCGTCATAGGGTTTGATTTTCGTGTAGCGCCTGATGCTAAGTTTGAGTTTTTCGCCAGAAACAGCAAAAGTAGTTCTGTGAGTTTGAGTGAGAAGATTGAGGTTAGCGAATACCGCAAGGACATTCTCCGAGTTCGGAACAAGATCACGAGTTACGGTGTTGCGGAGAAGAGTGTCCCAAGCGACAAAGACGCGTGGACGGAGAGCCTAACGCCTGCTGATGGCAGTTGGAGTGGGATTTCGGGAACGGTTAGTTTTGATACCGGAACGAAAAAGAAAGGCAGTGGAAGCATTAAAACATATGCTGCAAACCTTTACTATGCTGCATGCATGCTGACCCTGAACAGCGGCAAAGAAGTCAACGCAAACCTCTATCCTGTCTTGAACTTTTGGATCATGCGTGAAAGCACTTTCAACGGCAACGTAAACGTAATCTTCTTCGATACAGCAGAAAAAAGTGCTTCCCACATGTTTAACATTGGCGCAGGAGAATGGTTCGAACGCGACTTCAAAGTAGGAATCGAAAACGCTGACGTTTGGGACGTTGAAAGCGGCTTTGATTGGACCCAAATAAAGAAGATTCGCTTTGACTGTTGGTTTACGGGCTCTGGCACGGGCAGTTTCTGGGTTGACGGTTTATTCTTTGGCGGACGCAGATATTCCAGCATGCAAGAAGATACTGGTAGCCAAACGACGTATGGTCTGCGTGAACTCGTGGACACCGATGAGGAGCTCTACTCTGACAATGAGTGCATGTTGCGGGCTAAGGCTATTCTCGCTCAGCTGAAGGATCCAGCGGAGTACATCACGATCCGAAGTACAGTGATTGATTATGGCACGACGCCGCTTTGGCCAGCTGACAAGATCCACGTGGTCTTGCCGAACGAGAATGTGGATGCCGATTTTCGCATCTTGAGTGTGGAGTATTTTGTCGACGCGAAGACGCAAACCCTCGAGGTCACGCTGGAGTTGGGTCGTGAGGTTCCGCTTCTGGCTGACTATGTGTATGCTCTCAGAAGCAAGACTGATCATTTGAGTAGGCATAAAATTGCGAGGATGATTTAATGAATAGACAACTTTTGAAGCAGATTAAAAGCCTTAAGCCAGGCAGTCTTATTCGTGTGGATTGGCATGATGCCAGTATAGGCAAAAGTTTGAGTGGAGGGCGTACTGGAATAGATGTTCCTGTGTTTAGCATAGGCATTTTTATAGGATTGTTGGGTGAGAATGATAAACACATTATTTTAGGACAGAACCATTTTCGGTATGC